TGAGAGTTTTCTACCTCTACCTGTAAATCCTGATATACCTACTGTATATGTACTACCACCACCTTCTACACCATTACTAATTTTCTGATTAGCTGATGTGATTGTTGTGTCTGGTGTGATCTTAACTGACTGTGATGAGTTCGATACAATCATTTCAGGAGTTTTATGTAATTCTATACTTGTTGCCGTAAAGTAAGTGGTAGATTGGGATGTATTTTTGATTATCTCGTTACCAGCGAACTGTGAACCCCCCTGACCGAAGTCTTTACCGTCTCTGTGTAGAATAATAAACTTGTTCGTTGTATCGTGTTGTATTACAATACCGAGGGCGTTAGAAGTTGTTCCTCTAACTTTTGTACCTACAGGTAAAGCATTATTCAATGTTGTGTAAGATAATTTATGTTGATTAAAATGAGGACTGATATCTAATTCTTTAGTTACTTTGTGACCTTTAGCTCCAGCTTCTGCTGTCAATTGTCTTTTGAAGAAATCTCTATTTGTTTCTTCAACTGTATCTGTTCCAATAACATACGGTTGACCCGATGATTGATCTTTGACTGTAGAAGCATCTACTGACAAGAATCTTTCTGTAGTTAATATACCTTCTTCGGTTTCTAACTGTACACGACCTGTAGTATTTGTAAATACAGAATCTTGGAAGACTCCATCTTCTAATAGAATGTCTGCGGTATCAATTCTTGACCCGATTATTAATGTAGGAATAAATGATCTTGTTGTTTGTGTACCATCAAAGTTTTGATTGTAGATAGTGGCGGCTCCACTAACTTGATTTCTGATTGATACTTCACCAAAGAATATTGTACCAGCTGGAGAAAGAAGTGATTTGATCATACTTCTATAATCATTAATACTCTTACCTACTTTAATCTTGTATGAAAAATCTTGATACTGTAAACTGTCGTGGATTCTCATTGAATCACTAGAAGGAAATCCTCTATCGTCTAGATAGTTACCGTCTAGTAAAGCTTCTCCACCAATTTCACCACGAGCAGTACATGGGTTTGTTCTAGCGATGATAAAGTTTTTACTATCACTGGTTGTTACATAATCTCCATCATTAAATATACCCTTAACTTTCTCTAATGTCAAGAGATTCAAGTCACCGTTCATTATTCTTATATTACCTGTAGCACCTGTTAGAGCCGCTGTGACGGTAGTGTTGGTGGTAAGACTTGATGATATATCTTTTATAATACAATGTTGTTTGTAATTACCGATTCCACCTTCATCGAAGTCGTGTCCGACATCTTGCATCTTGAGTTTCTTGATAGAACCGATCGTATCACTAAAGGCCCAAAGCTTAGCTCCTTTACCTGCTGTGACATTTGTTTGTATTATAGCGGCTACTGAACCTGAAGTTGAACCTGTAATAGAACCTGATGGTACTCCTGATGTATCTGTTGGTCTCTTATGAACTAATATTCTTTTCTTAACTAGATCATGTTCAACAACTACTAATGTTATATTAGCACTTGATGCTCCGTTACCACCAGATTCAGTAATGACTTCTCCAACTGAGAATTGTGTACCTGTAGTCATTACATCATAATAGATATAACCACCCATAAATACTTTCGGTAAGGTCTTGTAATTTAATCCATTGTTTGTTATACTAACTTTACGAATAGTACCTGCTGTCTCACTCGCGATGATTCCATCTGTCTCAGCCAATACTCCAAACTGTAGTTTTCTTGGTCTTAATGAGTCTTCTAATAATACACCACGATTTGATGCATGAATTTCTATCTTAGCGTTATTGGCTGGTGCTGATCCGAAAGTAATTTTTGTTCCTGATTGATCTGTAGTAAATCCTGTTGTTCTTACGATCTCTGTTCCCGCTACAAATACTTGAACTTTTCTAGGGTCAAATCCTAATGTAACTCCAACATTGTCTAAACCTGAGAATACTGTTTTGGACCCATCACCTGTAAATTCAAATACCCCAGCTATCGTTGTTGTTTCTAATTCTATTTGTCCGTCTGTTACAGATACTTCTGCTTCAGCATGATTACCTTCTGTACCTGTGTTGATGAATACCATCATATCAGAAGATGAATATCCTGTTCCAGCATCATCGATAACGATATCTGTTACACCACCACTTGATACAGAACCAATAACATTGATTGATTGTGTTGCTGTACCACCAGCGGGTGAAAGATAATTGAATGTATCTGATTCACTATATAATGAACCTGATGAAAGTACTTCAGTGTAGATACCACCATCCATTGTTCTTGAACTTGGACCACCTGATTGTGTCAGGTCAATATCAAATAAATCTGTATTCTCATCTAAGATCGCGAAGTCTGTAATTAAATTATTAAACTCATCATACACTGATTCTTCTGATAGAATTATTCCAACACCACTACCTGTTTCTATTCCGATCGGTCTAGCTTGGAAGAACTGACCACCAACACCATGTTGATTAACCATTGTGTCACCATCTTCATAAAGTAGTGTTCCACCGTCTTCCGTTAAGATTAATTGTTTTGTTGAGGATTCTATTCTTATAATGTCTTCTATGTCACCAGAGTTACCATCTTCTTGTCCGAGATAAATACTGGATTCAGTTGTACTGATATCTGTCATTACACCACGAACAATCGCCGTAGCATCTATTCGTAATCCGTCTCTATCTGATAGAATAACGGAATCTCCTACTTCGAAAGTTCCTACATGAGGTAATATTAATTCTAATTCGTAAGCGTTATTTAAATCATTTGTTCCACCCATTCCTGATGAATCATTAATGAACGCTGAGGATATAACTAGATTGGAACCACTTAGTTTTTTAACTTGTCCATTTTTGTAGTTAGTTAAATCCGATGTACTGAAAAGTCTCATAACCGTTGGTTCTGAGAATTCTGACTCGGATGATTTAATTACATTGTCGCCAGGGAAGACAACTTCAGCTTCCAATCCATATAGTATTCTGAATAGAAATTCGTATGATTCCTTTGTACCCTTAGCGAGGTATAGTTCTTGTACATGCTTTTGTAGTAATCTTTTATTCGCCAATACATCTCTGTCAATGAACGGCATAAAGTCTCTTCTGAAATACTCTAAGAAGTCTCCAGAAGTTTTATCTACATCTGCATATGATAATAAGTTGTTCGCTGCTTGTAATGGACTAGCAACAAACGATGCCACTTTGGCAGTCATTCCAGATATTTTTCCCGTGATCGTCTCATTAATATCAAACTGGGATTCTGAAAATTGTTCAATATAAAGGTTTGAACTTGTACCTATAACATCAATTCTTCCTATAGCACCTGTAGTAGAACCTACTACGAATTCATCTTTCTCAAAAGATGTCTTTTGTTTACCACCAGAATCGATATCGATTTCATAATTAAATTTAGCAGAGGGTATAGAAGACGGAGCATAAGTACCTGACTCTTGTAAAAGATTACCTCTTTCACCAGACTCATTAAAGGCCTCTCCTGCTATTGTTCCGTCTTCTAATCCAATGTAATCAATGTCAGCACCTTCCTTATAAAACAGCTGTCCTTTTTCTAAAAACTCAAAATAAGATTTTATAAAAGAAACAAACCGAGGTCCATCTTTCCGATAATATTCGGGAAGAAGTTCCTCGATCTGGTCAGCTATTCTGTCATGGAAAATAGGCATTGATCAATAATTACCTTACGCTACTGCGTATGAATTACCACCAACGATTATCCAGCTAGACAATGTACCTGAATACATTAGAAATACTGAATCACCAACGGCGTTCAAAGTAATAGTTGTTCCACCTGTGAAAGCTGCTGGTGTAATTCTGGAAGTACCAGAGTTACTTAGAGCTTTTAGGTAAATGATCTTTAACTGACCTGCTACACCTGCTGCTAGTGACAAATCGTCATTCGCTGCTGATACAGTATGGTTAGAGATCGGTGTTACTACAGACGCTGCCTGTGAGTCACCTGTTTTAGCATCTTCTGCTTCTGCGAACGCGATGAAATCTGGTAAGTAGTTCAAGAAATTCGATACTGAAAGTTTCTTGTTTACTGGAGTTCCAGAAGGGTCATCAATTACATGAAGAAGGTCTTCACCTGCTACTGCTGTGCTTAAATCCGTAAGCGCGGTTATTTTTTTATCTGCCATTTTTAGTTTCCTCTTATTAGCATTATTAGAACCCCATTACTGGGGAATTTTACTCTATGCATATACATAGATCATTATGAAGAGTAACTAGATGAGGTTGTATAACCAACACCAGCACTCGTTTCACCACTAGCTACTGTATCTGATACACCTGTAACAGATATTTCAGAAGCTGTGATATCCAACAATTGATTCTTAGTCGAAATGACATCATTTGAACTAGGAACAACTGTGAAATTTATTGTAGTGTCTGTATTAGAAGTTGAACTATAAGTCAACGAATTAATACTTACGACACCAGTTGAATATATTACTGTACCTGCTGTGTTATCAGAGTACACTCTTGTTGATCCGTTTAGATAATATCTTCTCATATTACCATTACCGTCATCATCAAAGAAGTAGTTATTTGAATCACCACTAACAAAGAACCCTGTAGTTGTGATTACACCACCACCGGCTGTATTATGTCCTGAGTGTGGATTGTATAAAGCGTTACCAAAGTCTAAACTAGTTGATGTAGCCGTTCCGTCAACTACAGTATTATAACTCTTTCTTAGTTTAACATTCGTAATGTTTGATAGTAGAGAAGTTTCTGAACCATCTATCTGTGTGGATAGTTGTGAATGTCTGAACAATGTATCAAATCCTGAAAGTTGATTCTTATCATAAGAAAGTATTGATCCCCTGACCAAGGTCTCTAAAGCTGATTTAGTTTGTGAAGTTTTAGTTGGATCGTATTTGAAAGATGTTGATAATAATATTTGTAATATTTCAGCGTCTACAATTTCAGGTCTTACTGTTAGAACACTAAGATTTGATAATGAAGTCTTGAGTGATGTCTTCTCAGCTGTTGTTAAATTATTTGAATATTGAGAAGGTTTTAAAGCTACGAATACTTTACCGAATTGTTTAGGTATGTTATCTTCTCCACCCCATACAGCGATTGAATCTGCTCCAGGATAAAGTTCTTGTAACTTAGCTTTATAATCTTGTACTGTAACTAATCTATTCTGTGATGTATAGAATTTAGAAGCTGAGAATTTAATCTGATCTGTTGTCTCAATGTCTTTACCACCTGAAGCACTTACTGTGTTTGTGAAAGTAACATTAGAGTTACCATTAACTGATGTTGACATAGAAAACACAGATGCCCCATTAGCATGCTCGGTATCTGTGACTAGGTATGAAATAGTTATTTCATCTCCGTCTTTTGGAGATGCCCCGATTACACCATCTCCGAAATAAACTTCGAATAATCCTTCATCGTTTTCTTGAAGATAGAATACATTGGAAGTAGATTTGATTCCTGTAAGATCACCAGCTTTCTTCCAAGAAGTGACTGTATTATTAGAGGTTATATTTATGGATATGGTTGAAGTATCTACATTTGTATTTAACATCGAAAATCTTTGATTTGATACTTGTCCGTCAAATCGATATATATCAGATGTCAAACGACCTTGATGAATATCTAAATTATCAAAGGTGAAGGTGCCACTGTTTGGTGAAATTGTTTTGTTCTCTAACGATATAAAGGTATAGGATGTTCCGTCAAATACTGTTGTAAATTCGTGACCTCTGTTGATGGTTAATGACTGAGGTGTTACACCACTGACTTTAGGATTGTTAACTGTTAGATCGAAGGTAGCTTTACTCGCAGTTCTTGAAGACGGTGTGTAACCTAATTCTTTGGCTCTTGATACAACATTTTTTCTGATCTGTGCTGTGTCCAAGAACATTTCTGAAGCAACCATGTTAGCGTTGAACGCTGAAGTATGTGCTGAATAGGCTAGTAAGTCTATAAGTACAGAAAGGTTTGATCCTTCAAAGTCATAGTCTTTTAAAATAGACTGACCTTTTAGATATTCTTTTAAACTAGCTGATACTTGATCAAAGTCTAAATCTGTTATGTTAATATTTGAACTGTTTATCGTTGCCATTATCTTACTCTCTGTAATGTTACATTTAATTCTTGTGGTAAAGGACTATTAATTATAGTGAATAACATAGTTAAATTTAAAGAATTACCATCCACTGAAGTGAGAACATCAGTAACTTCAGCCCTCGGTTCGAACTGTCGGATCACCTTTATAATATCCTGTTCTAATACCACTCTATCTGTGGTCATTGTACCCAATTCAAATAACATACCTCTTAGATTAACGCCTATATTCGGTTTGAATGGACGCTCATATAAATTTGTAGATAGTAAATTCTTTATACTTCTTTTAATCGCATTAATATCATACTTGAGTGTCAAGTCTTTGTTATTAGGATGTAGAGTCATATTGATATCTATATCAGAGAACCATCTTCGTGATACTCTCGAACTTTGGTTCTTACTATTAAATTGGGCCATATAGTTATTTATGTCGGAAGTACAGCTGTAGTTGATGTACCGACCGTTATATCTTCTGAAAAACTTAGATCGATTGTCTTTGGAAATCCTAAGATGTTTAAGAAGTCACAAAATGTAAATGTGATAAACTCTACTATAGCTCCTAATCCGATAGCTTCAAAAAATGCTGTAACCTTTTCCATCCATTTTGTGAGTAAGTATCTCGGCCAATTTACTGAAAAGTCTCGAGCTCCCTCCATCAATCGTTCTATTTTTCTTTCAGCTGACTCGACTTTCTCTGTAATCTTACCACCAATCAATGATAATAAATCAAATCCCGCTAGTTCAATTCCCTCTAGTTCTTCTATCAAATCAGCGTACGAAGCTTGTCCCTTTTCAACTTTCTTTTTCCAAGCTTCAGTTACTTTTTGTAATATTGATTCTACATTTAAGTCAACTAGTGGTAGTGGAATATCTGGTAATCCTAACGCGTCCCATATCTCATCAAACAGTTTAATTAACGCTTTGAAAGCATCAGCTAATAGACCAGTCATACCACTATTAATCTTACTACGAATGTATGACCATATTCCTTCAGCTTTAAGTTCAGGATTTTCAAATCCAAACTCTCCGTCCCAGAATTTATATGACTCTGGTAACATATCATAAAACTTATCAAGTTCTTCAGATATTTGTGTTTTAATTTTAGTTATTTCTTCAGCTGTAAATATTTTTAGTATATCAATCTCTATACCTAGAATAGTCAACTCAAAACTTATAGGAGTTAGTTTACCGATTAACTCTAAGAACTTCTGTTGAACATACATAGGATAATCTTGGGTCAACCTTGTGATCATTATTTCCCATTCCATTTCAGGGATTTCTATTTTTTTAAATTTAGGATCATAGATTGATAATAGTTCTCTGACTTCATCTAAGATATCTTGAATTTGTTTACCTACTTCTTCTTGTCCGGCGAGTATTAATTGAGAAGGTAGATTAGCTAACTGACTGAACATATTAACTAAATCACCTTTAGTCGGAAGTATAACTTTAGGACATTCTAGTGGTGGAATAACTATAGGCGTGACTGTGAATGTAGTCGCCATTATGCGTTCAACTTAATCTTCGGAGCTACCATTGAGATATCACCTTTTGATGTTAACTTAGTTTCACCGTCAACTGTTACATCAGCATCACCTGTGATATTGACTGTAACATTACCACTTATAGTAACTGTATCATCTCCTAATACAACTGAGTACTTATCTTTAACGACTTTCTCTACATAACTTCCGTCTTTATCAATCTCTACTCTTGTACCTGTTCTATGATATAAATGAATTCGTTCAAAGTCTGGTGTATCATCTAATTCTAACACATGACCTGATTCTGTTTCATGAACATGATTGAATGGATATTTAGGTTTGATGTGTCGTATAGGTGTTCCATATTCAACAGCTTGGGATAAACCACCAAGATCACCTAAAATCCGATTAACTAAAGAGGCCTGTTTGGTAACTAATTGTTTTCCTTCACCGTCAACTAATTTAATTACTGGATATGTTTTATCGTCATAGTCTCTAGCTAATACATTGACATCGGAAGTACCTAAATATTCTCGTTTAGGATATACTTCACCTTTTGTTTCTCCATCTCTTCTAGGTGATTTATCTAAAGCTAATGTCAATCCATAATCCCTATTAATATGTTTAGGACTAGTACCATCAGGATAATCTTTTTTATTATAATCTGTCGCTGTCCCTAAACGAGGATCATTAAATCCATCTTTAGTTGTTCTAGGCATTTCTTGGAAGATTCTTGTTCCATTAAAATTATCAATTGTTTCATCTATTCTATAAAAATGTTGGGGGACTCCGATAAACGATCCCATGATAACCGCTGACTGCATTTCAGGTCCATCACGATAGAATCCCATTACAGAACTTCCCTCTACAAGACCATGTGTTGTAGTTCCCAATCCTGATAACGAGGGGGATGTTGATGGCATCAATACTTCTGACCAAGGTAGATCAGGTGTAGCTATCATTTGTTTGTCTTGTGTATGGGCTCCGTGTATTCTAACACGAACTCTATTTAAAAATAATGGATCGTTTCTGTCTTCGACAATACCAGTAAACCAATTAAACCCTTCTTTACCTTGATACATTATTCCTCTACCTCACCATAATTTATAATAGTTGTTTCCATGTTATTAAGAAGTGAATCTTTAATACATTTAATATTTGTCTTACATTCAGTCTTAGTTAGGGTCCACCTAATTTCTGTGATCAAATGATCACCATTATAAAAGACAGGATCATCATTCTCCTGACCAGGATCAGGTAATGGTATGTCCAAATTAATAAGTTGTCCTACTGAAATATCTGTTCGGGCTGATAACACGGCGTTAAGTGTATGATACTCTAATA